ATGTTAGTCCCACACAATTTAAGTTTGGAATTCATCAACTACCGAAAGTAGAATTTTTTGTGCAATCTTGTAATTTGCCAGGCATCTCCATGTCTACAGCAAATTTAGAAACATCATATAAAGATATTCCAATTATGGGGGATAAGGTGACATATGACCCTCTAACCATAACCTTTTTGGTTGATGAATACCTAGAAAATTATATTAGTTTACACAATTGGATTACTGGTATTGGGTTTCCAGAAAGCAGAACCCAATTTTCTACTTTTAGAGACACAACTTCCAACACTCCACCCACAACTCCTGCTAGTTCACAACAAAATGATATTGGTGTTCAAGGCAAACCACAACGGGACAGAGCAATGTATTCTGACGCAAACCTTATAGTTTTGACGAATAAGAACAATCCCGTAATAGAAATTGATTTTAAAAATGTTTTCCCAACTACGATTGGTAGCTTAGAATTTAATCAAGGAGCTACCGATGTTGCGTATATGACATGTACTGGTACCTTCCAGTACCAGATTTATGAAATTAATACGATATAAATAGAATCGAGCAGATTTGGTAAGCTTTAACATTTATCAAATCTATAACACACAACATCGATTGTGGTAATATAAAACAAGGGAGAGAAACCAAACTGCTCATTTTTTTATTATGGAGTTACTATGGATTTAGAAGTACTAAAAGAAACGGCAAAAACAGACCTTCCTATTTCTGATTTTGAACGGATTGATCAAGAATCCTATAAAAATCAAGTTATTAAACAGAAATGGTTAGACTTTAAGGCAGATTTCGAACTTCTGTTGGTTAAAACAAAAACAGACCATCAGCTCCTATATCGACAGAAATGGGAGTATTATGGTGGTAAGGCAGAAGCAAAGGTATATGCTGCAAAGCCGTTTGACATTAAAGTTATGAAAACAGACCTTGTCATGTATATACAGTCTGATGAAGATATCCTCAAAATTTCTAATAAAATTGGTTACTACGAAGCTTGTGTGGATTATTGCAAGGGCGTAATTAAATCTATAGACAATCGTGGATGGGATATCAAACACTCTATAGAGTGGAAAAAATTCGAAGCAGGGATGATATAATGATAGATTATTTACTTACACACATTGATGAAGATTTTATCAACGAGATACTATCGCACAAAAAAGATGATTTGGGTGATGGGACTATTGTTACACCAACTGGACGGGTTAACAGACGATCAAATATAACTTGGTTAGAACATCCAATCGGCGGGCCGGGGGGTGGTGGTACGGAAAGTATTACCCAACAAATTTTTAGAATGGTCAAGGATATCAATAAAGATCGATGGCAATGTGATATCGATACTATTGAACCGTTACAATATTCTGAGTATCCTGTAGGTGGTGAATATGGTTGGCATCAAGATATACTTGCCAAACCTTATTCTGACGGAAAAATACGAAAGGTGACATTTTCAATTCTTCTAAATGATGATTATACAGGTGGAGAATTTGACTTAGAAGTTTACGGGCCGGGACATGAACAGGATGGAAAACGATATATTACATTTGCTGCACAAGAGACAAAACAAAATGTTTTATTCTTTGAATCTAATATGTGGCATAGGGTAAGACCCGTTAAGTCTGGTGTTAGAAAATCATTAGTGGGTTGGAGTCTTGGGCCTGCATAATGATTATCTCAAAGAAGAATGAGGTATATCTGTCATTATCAGATTTACAACCTTCTGAGTCAAGAGAATTGTTTGAGTATTTTACATTTGAAGTACCAGGCGCTAGATTTATGCCTATGTACAAAAATCGTATATGGGATGGTAAAATACGATTATTTAGCCCGGGCACTGGTGAAATATATGTGGGGTTGTTGGAATATGTTAAAAGATATTGTGATAAACGCAATATTTCCTATATACTTGAGAAGGGGGTAGAAAATGGGAGGGATGTTTCTAGTGAAGTTGTTAGCGGATTCGTCAGATCGCTTAAACCCAAAAGTAAAGGAAAATCTCTCAAAATACGAGATTATCAAATTCAAGCTGTGCAACATGCCATTTCAAGAAATCGTTCTCTTATTGTTAGTCCTACTGCTTCTGGTAAATCGCTTGTAATATATTCCTTAGTACGATATTACCAAATGGCAGGAGAACAAATATTAATTCTCGTTCCTACAACGTCATTAGTTGAACAGATGTATACAGATTTTCAAGACTATGGGTGGTCGCCTGGTACATATTGTCAACGAATATATCAGGGCCATGACCGAAAAGTTATCAAGGATGTTGTGATATCTACATGGCAGTCTCTCTATAAAATGCCCAAAAAATATTTTGAACAATTTGGGTGTGTAATAGGTGATGAAGCACACCTTTTTAAAGCCAAGTCTCTTACTGGCATTATGACCAAACTGCATCTATGCAAGTACAGATTTGGATTTACAGGTACGCTAGATGGTACACAAACACACAAATTGGTATTAGAAGGTTTATTTGGCCCAGCTAAGAAAGTGACAACAACTAAACAGTTGATGGACAAAAAAACTCTTGCTAATCTGAAAATAAAATGTATAATATTAAAACATCCCAACATAAGAGAAAGGATGACTTATGCTGAAGAACTTGATTATTTGGTTTCAAGTGAGTCAAGAAATCATTTTATTTTGGAGCTGCTTCGTAATATTGATGGCAACACTTTATGTTTATTTCAGTTAGTAGAAAAACATGGTAAAATATTATATAATGATATGAAAGGCGACGAAAATGTATATTTCGTATATGGCGGCACAGATACAGATCAAAGAGAGAAAATTCGTGGACTTGTTGAGAAACATAAAAACTCAACAACTATTGCGAGCTACGGTACTTTTAGCACTGGTATTAATATTCGTAACATTAACAACATCGTGCTCGCAAGTCCAAGTAAATCCAAAATCAGAGTGCTTCAATCCATCGGCCGAGGCTTGCGTACATCATCAACTAAGGATTCCATTTTAGTATTTGATATTGCAGATGATATAAGTTATAAGGAAAGGCGTAATTTTACTCTTAACCATTTCTTTGCCCGTATAAATATATATGCTGAAGAACAGTTTAATTATGAAATAGATAGGATAAAACTAAAATGAATACAAATACATATAAAGTTGTAAAGCTAATAAGCGGAGAAAATATTATATGTGATCTTACATTAAAAGCTGATGATGTGTATGAAGTTATAAATCCTCTATTAATATATGTTCGGCCATCAATGGGACATAGAGGAGAAATGACTGAATCTCTAATGCTCACCCGTTGGGTTCAACCATTTACAGATGATGAGCGTTTTGATATTGATAAATCTCATATTATTGTGATATTAAACGCCTCGCCTGCTCTAGCCCTTTATTATGAGGGAATACTTGACAAATATGGGAATAGCGAAGAAATTGGACATTTAGACTTGTATAATGACTCAACTTATAATGACCCAACAGAAGATGAAATATATGACGAATTACTTGAAGAACTTGAAACAAGTAATAAGTTAATACATTAATATGTTTCTGAAACTTACAACATAGTAAATATACCAGAAAATTTTTCTTGAGTCAATACCCATTTGTGTATTGACTTTTTGTTCTAGATGTGGTAATGTTAATAAAGTTTAAGTTAAGGAGAACCCACATGGCAAAAGCAAAGGGCAAACATTACGTTGATAATAAGGTTTTTCTAGAAGCAATGATTGAGTGGAAAGAAAAATGCAAGCTTGCAGAAGATTCTGGTGAGGAACGGCCTCCCGTTACAAACTATATAGGGGAATGTTTTCTTAAAATTGCACAACACCTGTCTTATCGGCCCAATTTTATTAATTATACGTATAAAGAAGATATGATATCAGATGGTATCGAAAATTGTCTACAATATGCTTCAAACTTCAATCCAGAGAAATCGAAGAACCCTTTCGCATATTTTACACAAATTATATACTATGCTTTTATTAGAAGAATTCAAAAAGAAAAAAAACAAACCCATGTTAAGAATAAAATCATAGAAAGTACAAATTATCAATCTTATGAAACCATGCCGTATGATGATTCTACATCATATAATATATCGAATCAGTTTGCTATAGGGACTCTCCCCGCAGAAGATGTATATAAACCAAAAAAGACCACAAATGGTTCTAATAAGAAAGGCTTAGAAGAATTTATGGATGAAGGTGATAATGAATGAAGATAGCATTGATATCGGATTCTCACGTTGGAGCTAGAAACGACAACCAAAATATTAACGAATATTTTTATAAATTTTATGACAACATATTTTTCCCCACCCTAAAAAAAAGAAATATAACCACATGTATTCATTTAGGCGATGTGGTTGATAGACGTAAGTTTATCAGCTTTAAAACTGCCAGTGATTTTCGTAAAAGGTTTGTTAATCGCTTTCAAGAGTTGAATGTTGACTTACATGTTATTATAGGCAATCACGACACTTATTATAAGAATACAAGTGAAGTAAATTCAATGGAAGAATTGATGGATTCTGATCGCTATAATATTTACACTAGGCCTGAGGTTGTAGATTTTGACGGATGTCTTGTTCAATTTATGCCGTGGATTAATACAAACAATTACGATGAATCTATGTCGGCCCTTTCTAACTCCCCAGCACAAATTCTTATGGGACATCTAGA